TACCATGTTACCTATGAACAATTTGGAGAGGCACTAGATAATGTCAATTCTGGTGAGCCTCCTACTGGTACAGCTGGTGCTATTGCTACTGAGCTCTACAAAGGTGTCCAGTTAGCAGCTAATATAGCTAGAGATAACAATATGGAGCGGGCGTTTGCTATTGCGCCTACTGCTTCATGCTCATATAAGAGTAAAGATTTAGATGGGTACACATGTACGCCTGAAATAGCACCCCCAATATCCACTTCTGTGGACAGAGATAGTGGTACATTCGGTGTACAGCACTACGATTATGGCAACGTAGAAATTGCCAGCGAAGTCGGCTGGGACGCATATAAGCGTGTAGCAGACGGCATCGTGACGATGTTAGATAAAACGGGACTTCTTCACGGATACAGCTTTAACTCTTGGAGTGATGTTGTAACCTACGACAATGCGTTCGTTGAGGAGTGGTTAGATTCACCCCAGACCTCCCTTTACTACTCCCTGCAAGTAATGGGTGACGTGCAAGATAAGACCGATGCGTATGCAGCATTAGATCAGAGTGACGTTGACGATTACTTACAGGATATTCTCGGAAACGAGCCAGTAACCTGTGATTGTCAAGAATGATGAAGAAAGACCCTTATGAAAAACTACTCGGGAGGAAACGAAAGTGGTCTCCCGTACAAACTACCGCCGGAAAATTGAAAGATGGAGCCGAAGAAACCATCTACCGTGCTCTCGCAATACGTCATATGGAGTTACCAGTTGGTGCCTTCATTCAGGAAGGTCTTGAAAAGGACGTTCCCGACAGTGCTAGAGCATTATTAGAATCAAACGTAAAGGACGAAGAAAACCATGACCTTGCTCTTGGGTATATTGCTAATTCAATTGGGGTTGACCCTACCGCTGAGGCTGAAGCCTTACGACTTCGATCAGCATGGGAACAACACCCCGACCACACCATAACTAAAGCGTTGGTAGCTGAACGTGCTATATTCTTTGTACTTCTGCCTTTTTTTAGGTTTTGTGGGGATGCTGGTCTCAGAACGGTATCAGCTGATATTTCCAGAGACGAACAAATACACGTGGCCACTAATAGCCTCGTATGTGCTGATATGGGCCTTACTCCTAGTCAATCTCTGGATAAACTTAGGAAGGCCACCATTAACTGGGTATTCCAACCCCTAGGTATAAATACTACCGATAAATATTTGGACAAAAATTTTTGGCTGGATGCAAGCGATCGCTTAATGTATGAAGGGAAAGCCCCACAGTTTTCTGAGACACAGCGAGCCCGTATGCCAGCGTTTTTTGAGCATAGTAATGTCAATCTCCCTAAATACGCTTAAGCTTCACAACGAAAGAGTTGATGAACTGTTTAAGAAAGTGGAGGACAATTTCAAATGGAATCCTGTCCACCCAAAGGAGGATATCTCCTCAATCATGTACCGTGCTGGCCAAGCTAGCGTGGTAGAATATATACGAAACTTATTAGAAGAAGAAAACTAATGTGCGTAGGAAATTTATTCGGTAGCCCCAAGGCACCAGCACCACCACCAAGAATGAAACCAGCTCCTCCTTTAAGGTCACCAGCACCTCCTCCAGAGATGCCAACACCTGAAAAAATTAAGGATGAAGAAGGAGAAGAAAAGCTTTCAACACGTAAAAAGAAAGCCTTAGAAATTGAGAAAGTACAACGTGGAGTTAAAGAATTTGGAGCTATTAATCCAGGTTCCACACCTGATACACCTCCAGGCGGTGTAACACCACCAGTTTAACGAGGTATTATTATGTGTATAGGAGGACTAGCTAATCCTGAAGATCCACTTGGAATGCAGGGTTTAAATAAAACAAGACAAGCTGCTAACAGTATGTTCGGTTGGGGTGACAAAGAAGCTAGAGGTGTACAACCTACACCAACAGTTAATGTCTACAACCAAATGCCAAATGGTGATATATCTAAAGCAGATACACCTGGAAAAGATTCATTAAAACTAGGTAATAAATAATGAAAGCACGTGATAGATACTCTCAACTAACCCGCAATAGAACACAGTTCCTTCATACTGCAGTTGAGTGTTCAAGATTAACGTTGCCCTACCTAGTCCAAGAAGACTTAAGTTCACGACCTGAACACCAAAAGTTGCATACACCTTGGCAGTCTGTAGGCTCCAAGTCAGTGGTCAACTTAGCAGCAAAGCTTATGCTTGCACTACTGCCACCACAAACTAGTTTCTTTAAGTTTCAAATTAGAGATGACAAGTTAGGTGTTGAGTTTCCAAGAGAAGTAAAGAGTGAACTAGATTTATCCTTTGCTAAGATGGAAAGGATGGTCATGGATTATATTAATGCTTCTACTGATAGAGTAGTAGTACACCAAGCTCTCAAGCATTTGATTGTCTCGGGTAATGCATTAATATTTATGGGTAAAGACGGTCTTAAAAACTATCCCCTTAACCGCTTTGTTGTTAACAGAGATGGTAACGGTAATGTTTGTGAGATTGTCACTAAGGAACTAATCAGTCGTAAGATGCTGGATGTAGATCTGCCAGAATCTTTACCTAATTCTCCTGGAGATGATGGTTATTCGACAGGATCTAAAGATCAAGACGTTGAGGTATACACCTACGTCCGACTCGATAATAATGGTAGATGGGTATGGCATCAGGAAGCATTCGATAAGATACTACCTAACAGCCGAAGTACTGCACCAAAGAATACTTCACCTTGGCTCGTATTAAGATTTAATACGGTTGATGGAGAAGATTACGGTAGAGGTAGAGTAGAAGAGTTCCTTGGTGATATACGATCACTCGAAGGACTCTCTCAGGCACTCGTAGAAGGCTCTGCAGCAGCCTCTAAGGTAGTCTTCCTTGTATCACCATCCTCAACTACTAAACCAAAGACTATAGCCGATGCTGGTAACGGTGCAATTGTTCAGGGTAGACCTGACGATGTAGGTGTTATTCAGGTTGGTAAGACTGCTGACTTCAGAACAGCAGCTGAACAAATGCAGAACTTAGAGCGTAGAATTAATGAAGCGTTCTTAGTATTGCAGGTTAGACAGAGTGAAAGAACTACTGCTGAAGAGGTACGCCTCACGCAGATGGAATTGGAACAACAATTAGGTGGACTATTTAGTTTGCTTACTGTTGAATTCTTGATACCTTACCTTAATAGAACGTTACATATCCTACAAAGAAATAAGGATCTTCCTAAGATTCCTAAAGATGTGGTACGACCACAAATTATTGCAGGTGTAAACGCATTAGGTAGAGGACAAGACCAACAAACTCTTGTTCAATTTGCACAAACCCTAGCTTCTACAATGGGTCCTGAGATCATGGCTAAGTTTCTAGATCCAGGTGAGTATGTTAAACGACTAGCAGCAGCATCAGGTATTGATGTATTGAATCTTGTTAAGACTCCTGAGACTATGGCTCAAGAGAAGCAAGCTCAACAACAACAGATGATGCAGCAAGAGCTTGTTAAACAAGCAGGTCAATTTGCAGGTACCCCTATGATGGATCCAAGTAAGAATGAGGGTATGGCACAAATGATAAACGACGGATACGATCAACTAACAAATGGCAACAACCAAACCATCCCGCCCGACCAGGGTGAAGAAGAAGCCCCTCCCCAAGGTCAGTAAACCTGCACCCTTGGTAGATAAAATTGATATTGCTGAACCAACACGTATTGAAGCAAAGAATACTTTGATAGGTACAGACCCTGAGTTTGTAACAACAGTTGGTTTAGGTAATTTAAAAGTAACCACCGCCCAAGGTATAAAGAATGACGGAAAAACTGACGTATGATCCCACCCCAGCTGATGCTCCTGAGTTCACTGAGGAAGAGCAAGCTGCTTTAGAAGTAGCAGATAGACTAGGCCAAGAAGAGAATGATTTAATTCTTGGTAAGTTCAAAGATGCTGATGAACTAGCTAAAGCTTACTCTGAATTAGAAAAGAAACTTGGATCAGGTGAGGATGATGATTCTGAAGTAGATACAGAAGAAGATACAGAAGAAGAAGAATGGAGTGAAGGAGCTTCATTGATAGCAGAAGCTTCAGAAGAATACTATGCTAATGAAGGTCAGCTATCAGAAGAAACCATGCAAAAATTTACAGAGATGAGTAGTACTGATCTTGTAAATGCTTACATGGAAATACAAGCTAACAATCCTAACCCACAGCAAGGAGAATCACCTGACCTTACTGATGCTGAGATGAACAGTGTTTATAACTCAGCAGGTGGAGAGGCAGAATACAACAGATTAACTAGTTGGGCTTCTGAAAATTTAACAGAAAATAAAATGGATGCTTTCAATAGCATCATTGATCAAGGTGACGCAACCGCAATTCAAATAGCCGTGGCTGGATTAAGATCAGAATACGAAAATCAAGAAGGATACGAGGGTCG